TCACATCACCGGGCAGTCATCAAACTCCGCGTTCCTGGCATCATTAATGATGTACGTGATCACCCCGAATATAGCGGGCGCAGAACTGTAACCGTCATCATCTGCTGGCAGCGCCTCCCTTCTCCCGTTCTCCAGATTAACCAGGTGGGGCTGAGGATGAGTCCGATATCGCTTGATCCTGAATTCTCCGTCTATCGCGCATATCAGCAGCGAGCCATCACAGGGAGAAAGTGACGCATCAACAACAAGCAGCGCCCCCTGGATTATCCCTTCCCTGAAATGTGAACGTGATGCTCGCATAAAGTAAGTCGCTGCGGGCTGACTGATAAGCTGCTGATCAAGGGAGATCCTTGTTTCAACGTAATCTGCCGCAGGTGAAGGAAAGCCCATGTTTACGCCCTCTCTTGAATACCGGATAAAAACACAGTATATACTGTATATCCATACAGTAAAGAGGTAATAAGCAATGTTCGTGGAACTCGTTTATGACAAAAGGAATTTTGATGGTCTGCCCGGTGCAAAAAATATCATTCTGGGCGAGTTAACTAAGGGGGTTCACCGGATCTTCCCCGATGCTGGTGTTCGGGTTAAACCGATGATGACACTGCCGGCGATCAACACTGACGCCAGCAAGCATGAGAAGGAACAGATAAGCCGTACTGTTCAGGAAATGTTTGAAGATGTTGATATGTGGCTGGTTTCAGATTAATTTTTATAATTTACTTTGTAGTTCAGTAGATCCAGTGATGACTTGTAACTCTCTAACACTAAACTTATTGAGCATTAATCAGTTAATCCCAGCATTACAGTTACGCATGACGTGCATGTCATGGTACTATCTTTGTCTCTTTGAGAATGATAAACAAGTTTGTGATTTCTTTTTTGTTACAATTTTTGATGAATATTTTATATTTATATTAAGTTGTGCTCTAATGATTAGTGATGGAAATGATAACTTTTTTATAGTTTTATATCTATACTTTAACAATACAAATGATTTTGAGACTGAAAATGAAAATAGATAATTTTGAATCAAAAACTATAGATATCATGAAGTTTATTGGTATTGTTTTTGTTGTTATTGGACATTATCCTGGTGATTACTTCAATATAATGTCACCATATCTTTTTCACATGCCTTTATTCTTTTTCATTGCAGGAATCACTTTAAAAAGTGGTAATCCAATTAAGAAATCAATACATGTATTCTCATCTATTTCAAAATATTCCGTAATTACCTATATAGTAACTGGATTAATAGCCGTTAGCTTATCTAAGAGATTTGATATAGATTTGGGGTACCCATTCGCAGATGGTGTTCTTAATACAATCATTTACACACTAAAACAAAACTTTCATAATAACCCATTATTTTTAGTGTGCTGGTTTTTATTGGCGTACTGCACATCATATCTTCTTTCTTCATTGATTGTCTCTTTCGCATCGTATAATACAAGTTCAAAAGTAAATCCTTTATTATTAACCGTTATATCTATAGCTTTTGGTGTAATAGCTATAAAAATATTATCACCATATTACGATGAAACTAAGTTACAGTATGTAAATGTTGCAGCGCAAACTCTTTATGCTTCTATGTTTATGATTATAGGGAATGTGTTTGGTTTAAATTTAATAAAGAGAATTAATTCACAAATATCTCTTTTTATATTCATTGCGCTATCTTTTATATATCTCGCTAAATATATTCAACCAACAGTTATGTCTTGGAGTATCTATCCATCAGGTTTTTTAATGACCACAACAGTATCTCTACTGTGTATTTTCATTGTTACTTTTTTGTCTAAATGTGCTGCGTTATCTGGAGATACTAATTTACTGGTGGCGATTGGTAAAAGCTCAAAACACATAATGGCGTATCATTTAAGTGTTTTCATTTTGATGGATTTTATATTTAGCCAGCTTGGGTATTGGGATATGAAAAATACAACTGTATTTAAACATTATTACACTCCAGAAATGATTATGATTTACCCGGCAGCAGGGTTATTAATTCCTACTGCTGGGTATTATGCATTCTTGAAAATCAAGACACACCAAATGGCGAACGCCCTATCCTGAGGTTAGAAAGGTTTGTCGTTCCTGTGTTAGCAGGTGTGTTATAACCACCTGCAGGGATAAGTCCAAACATTACGTATGAAGCATTGCTGCTTACCACAGTATGCTTCATTACAAGTTCTTTCCACTCCAACACATTGCTCATTTCGATTCCATAGAAAGTGGTGCTACCAATTAAATTCTTACTTGAATCAAGCTCTTGAACTGCAATAGAAAAGTTATCAGCACTTCCCTTTAATGCCCATACCCTAGCATAGAAAATATCGTCTTTGCGTGCTTCAAGTGGTGGGTAGTATATCTCCCTAAGAGCGGTTGTGCTCTGATCTGAGACTGTTACTGCCATTGGCTCTCCGGGTGGAACAGATGGCGCATAAACCACTTCATCATATGTTCTGTCGTTGACAAACCATTTGAGATTTGAACCAGAGCCTGCTGTAAATTCAAGATAATTATTGGCGACAAGATTTTTTGATAAATATTTGTTTTTCCAAGCTCCATATTCATCTGAAGCCTCACGTAAAATATTACCAGGGATATATAAGTCATCCTGTCCTTGAGCGTTTACCACTCGTCCCTTGATAAAATTTACCCCCTGGCATTTTGGAGGGTTTGTCCAACCAGAACCATTAACTCCATCAAAACTGTTGTAGTAACCCTCTAATTTATATCCGGCATCATCTACCCTACCTGATCCAGAGGTAAATAATACGGGATGCCCCTTGCAACCTTGTACTGTTATGTTATTGGTTGTGCAATTAATACCATTTTGAACCTTAATCCCGTCTGATAATAAGTTTAATAACTTCACATTATCTAAAGAAACATTAACAGAATTATGCCCCACACCATTCTCTTCAGTAAGTCCATAATCAGTAACAAAAATACCTTGCTTAGTTATATCATTTCCATTTCCAGTAACATTGGTGACAATGACATTCTCTCCTTGTATTTCAATAAAGTTAGTTGCGGTACCTTCATTAAAGTTCGAGTTGGTGTTACATGTTATGTTATCTATAACAATATTAAATGCGCCATCACATGAATGATGGCAATCATACATATCTTCAGTGTAATTAATAGTTGAAATTGACGAGTAAGTTCCTCTCTTAAAATCTGTGAGTGTTCTTATTTTTTTAGCTTTACAATTTATTACTTTAACATTGCATATTTTCTTATCTCCATACGAAGCATACGGATCGTACGATGTTATTGTTCTGATTCCATTTCCTGAAGAAGGTGCTGAATACCCAGCCAACCCTAATTTATTATCATCAGTTTTAAAATCGCACGAGTAAACACTTACATCTGATATTGAAGAATCAGCATCAGTGCACACTAGTTTAATGAAGTCCTCACCAGCATTTTTCATACTTAGGTGTGTAAAATTAAGGTTTTTAATTACTTCACCAGAAGATGCCCATATTCCTATGCAGTGATGATACTGAATTGCAGGATTTGAATATCTACCACCATTAATAGTAAAGTTTGAAATAGATACATCACTTAAATCGCCATCTCCTGGTGCATGGTATATGTTTGCAGACTCTTCACCACTGACAACTGAAGTTGGTGGAATTAATGTTATTGTTAGTTCTCTATCAAGACCTTTTATAGAACATCCAGACACCAGTTTTAATTGTCTTACTGTGCAATTTATGTCAATGACAACTTCTCTTCCAGCTAACCATAGACCATTAATTACATCAGTAACATCGTCAAGTCCCCAAGACGAAACATACCCATAGTATGCAAGGTCGGTACCATTCCCGACATTCAGCCATTCCCCTCCATTAATATTTTTTTGTGGTGTGGTTCCTGGTAATATAGTTACAGGAATGGATCCTAGAAACTGGTAATAAAAACCATCTTCACTATTAAATGCTACTTGTTTTCTGTTATTTAAAGTAAAACCAGAAGAAAAGTTAAACCCATCTGTCTTATCAAATTTTGCCGTTTTCATCTCACTGATAACTAACGGCCTTAAGGATGCATCACCAACGCTCAACCACGCACCAACTCCTATACCACCAGTAGAATCTGGTGTAGATCCGGCTGGAACTTCCTTTGGAAAAGTTCCATCCCAACGATAATATTCACCTGTCGCTTCAAGTCTCAGCACCTGATTTGCCAGCGTCAGTGTGTTTCCTCCTTCAAAGCTGTCCAGCGTGATATAGCCAAATGCGGAAATGGCCTGCTGGCTCATTTTTTCTATTCCATACCATGTCAATCTAGAAACTCCGAATCGGTCTTTCCATGATTCGTTTTCTTTGTCGTTAGAAAGGTGGTCGAAGTTCTGAGCGTTATCGTACAAATCTTTTGCAGCAGCAGACCCCAGCGGATTGCCAGTGTTGTAGGTCGTCATATGAGCCTCATAAACGAAAAAACCCACCGAAGCGGGTTTATAGAAGGTGTTTTATTTATGCAACATTACCTGGATATATAGCGTTATCGTACTGATAGAATGAATCGCGATATTCTTTTGCCGTTACCTGACAGGTTCCATCAGATTGTGGGGCTATCTCTGAAATTAATGCGCTATATCCAACGCGGGATGATTCACAGAAAATCAGCCGCGGGGCTTCAATGGATGGGTCGTTTAGTATAATTCTGCTGAATTCGGCTTGTTCTGTTACTGATAGTTCATATTCATTTACCTTAGTAACTGCCAGTAAATCTGAAGCAGAACCATCCTGATAACGTATTAATGCGCGTGGGTTGTTAAATGTCCAGTCAAGTGGCTCTGACACAGTTACAGTCGTTACACCGTTAATTGTGCTCATAGCCTCAATCAACGTGCTTATTGTTTTGCTACCAGGAATATCATCAGTGAAGACTATCCTGTCTCCAACGCTATAACAGAGAGCATCCATTTCTGTTGTCGTGGTATGAGTCAGACGTTGCTGACGGTACTTCATCAGACGTCGCATACCTATCTGATAAGCGCGGTCCTGGTCAATAACACCATCAAGCGTATAGTCCTCAATCTTTACCGGAGTTGGGTTATCTGATGTTCTGCACTGCACCGTCTCTTCAGCCCATGTAGTGCCGTTGATATATGTAACATTAACACCATCATAGTCATCTGCTGACGGAGCAACGAAAGCCGTCTGAAGCGGATCAGTCATCTCCTGTGGGCTGATTATTCCCGTCCACGTTTTCACACCTTCCCTTGCTACAGATGCCAGACCATCGGCTAGAAGGAAGTAACTTTTTCCTGCATTTGTCACCTTCTGAAGCATCTCAAGTGCAGAAACAGAATCCGTAGTGGCAAAGTCAAAAAATTCGCTGCCAGGAGCCCAATAAGTAGTTTCTAGTGAGTCAATAGCTTCATGGTCCATCGCCAGACCCAACTCATTACCTATATGATACAGAGCACCAGAAATGCTCCTTGACACCCCTGAATCATAAACTCGCGTGGCTACAACGTTTACGCGGCGATCTGACTGCGCTGCAAGTTTACCTCCCGTTTCCACCGTAACCGCCATTGTGGTTACGCCAGAATACGATGCTGGCCGAGACAACAAACGCCCTCGCAATGATTGCCAATACATGTTATCTCGACTATTATCCTGCCCCTGCTCGTTCGTGCGGCGAGCTCTTACCTCTACCAACGCAGGCGCATCCAGCGTGATTCGTTCGGTGAATCCCAGTCCGTTGATGTTCTGAAGATTGTACGCTCCTGTTTTGCTTATCCACCCGGCACCTGAGCTATATGGTCGGTACTGAATCTCCCACTTCACCTCGCGGTTTTGCTTGTTCCCTTTTTTGTTATACCCACAAATTCCGTTTGGGAAGAAGAAGTTTACTTCGAACATATCAACAACTTCATTTTCGGGGCACGCCAGAAAAGGCCCCATCCAACTATCGTTTTCGTTTAAACCGTTGGCTTCAAAATCAAGAACTGTACGCGGTGAAAATCCAGGCCATGACGGGTCAACGCCGCCATCAATAATCCGTTCTAGAGTTACAGTGCTTCCATCTATATCAAGAATCTTATATTCGCTTCCGGCATGGGAAACAGATAGCCTGACATAACCTTCAGGAATTCCAGTGAATGGAGTTCCAGTAGCGCTATCGTAAGCGAGGGTTATTGATGCGGTAATCACATCTTCGCCGACTGGCTCAGAGTGAGGTATAAAATCAGCAATGAATAGTTGGTAATCAATACTGTTGTACCAGAGCGTTACAGGCATCCCAACATAAGGAGATATTTCCTCAAGCGTATCACTGGTAATTCTGCTGTAAGCACCATCATTAGTTACCACATAGGAATCAGGAACAATTAACTCAACAATAGCACCAACTGTCCATGTATCTGGAAGGTCATTTGTTGTTTCATCTCCATCATCCGTGCTCAGCCCATTAAATGTTATTGTTGGTCCGGAAACAGTTAGCGAATTAGCAACAACATCTTCCGTGGCAGGTGCAGTTTGCGCCATGTCAAGACCAGAACCAGAAGCTGTTCCTCCTACCTCAGTAGAGTTAAACCAGTTTTCAGTTCGACGGTCACCGCTAACGTTCTGTCCAGGCTGAAAAACCGTATAGGAAAACCCGTCGCCAAGAGAGGCGGTTGGGGTTGATCCAACGCGAATATCACCATCTCCAAATGAAAAGCGCCCATTTCCCAATACTACGAACATTTCAACCGTCATGACAGTTGGATCATCAGATGAAAATCTTGTTACCGGCTGTACCGCATAGTCAGGATAAATACGGCTTCGACCAAATAACTCGCGTATCGGGTCTCCTAATTTTGCGTTGTTCGCTTTAGCAGGATTTACATCAAGAGGGTTTCCCGTTCCTGATGAATAACCGCCAAGGTCACCAACACCAGGAGCAAAGAAAAGAGCATACGCGACTGATGCAACTGATACAGCAACGGCAATCCAGGCAAGAGCTACAGCGCCATAAGGGACAGGGTAAATTCTGACATCACTGTCTGATTTGATAGCAAATTCAAACCATGCCTGAGGCGGTATGTTCTCTCCATCAACATCAACGGTGATCGGGTGCTTCATATCAGGCTTATAGCCCTGAACGTTCTTCGCAAGCCACTGATGGATAGTTACTGCGCCGTGCTCATGAGTTTCGAGTGGCTCTCCAGGCAGCCGTGAAGGATAAATTCTGATTGTCACTTCCAGAACTCCACTTTGATAAAGCGACGTTTAAAACGCACAATGGGGAGAAATGTCACATTAATCCCTGGATTGCATTCAGCTACGTGAAGTTGACCATTTATCTCAACTACGACACCAACGTGAGTGACGGTTGAACCGGAATAACATGCAACTCCGGCACCAACACAAGGCTCGCACTTCTCAAGTGATCGCATCAGTTTGACAGCTTCTCGGTCAAGGCCACCGTCATCTTTAGTTACCCCTGAAAAATCTGGCCAGAGAGGTAATCCAAGGTCTTTCCGTACTTCATTGACGATGCCAAAACAGTCAAGCTCAGGGTAAACGCGCCCACCCTTCTGCCACACAACAGAAAGGTATTTGTCAGGATTGAACATAGTTTCTCCTTAACTCATGTAACGGAGGCCAGGGTAGTACGGAAGGGTGTAACGGTGGCGAGGCCATGCAGTATCGAGTACGTTCATATAGCCAGCCGTTATTTGCGCCTGTGTAGACGTCCATGAACCGCTCTTAATCGCCAGAGTGTATGGAACTGAAGCAGGTGCACTGAGGTCAGTAGAAACGTAGTTACGATAGGTTAAAGATGCCTCTGAGAGATTATCCAGCGCGTTACGAATCGCTGTTGAAGTAACTCCATCAATGTTATCGATAGCAAAATGTAAGTCCTGAGTTCCATCACTATTCCTGGCAGGAAGAGCAATATCAATAGCCGCAGCCTGGAATGTCGCAACATCACCATTTTCTGTGGTTGCGGTAATATCATCGAACCCCTTACATAAATAATAAACTTCACTACCGATGTTTATCTGGAGTGTTTCGATAATCACCTCTTCACCAGATGAGGCGTAAAGACGATTCAGAATTGTCACGGTCTGGGCCACTCCCTGTTGAGCACAATATCAATAATGCTGCTGTTGATAATGTAATCCGGGAAATCAGCCCAACCAGGTGCAAGAACTGGCCGTTCCCATAATTCAAGGGTGGCTGTATATCGCCAGTAATTACCCCCCTCAATGGTCGGCCCTTCATAAATATCGACGAACCGGCAAACGTACATGTCGTTAGTGCCAAGAGGTGAGCGAAGAGGCATGTTGAACCAGTCAGCCCCATCTTTGATGGTATCCCTGAACCACGCCTCAAACAGTTGAGCCTCCGGATCTGTAAACAACCATGCCACTGAGGCCTGAGTTGGCGTTGAAGTGTACAGGCGGCGCTGCCTTGCCCTGCCAGATGTAAGTTCTGTTCTCAGTAATGGGCTAACAGGCTTTAACCCGAACCCATCCTGCAATGGAACAGGCAGGCAATCATTCGGATAGTTAATGCTGGTAGTTTTAGCCATTAACCAGTTCTCCTGTTAGTGTTCCAGCGCATCATCGCTTTTGAAATGCTCCCCTTGCCACTTGCCAGGTCACTTGCCGCCTTTTGATAACCAAGCTTTGCTCCTTCTGTAGTTGCTTGTTTCATCATGGCAATCTGAGTGTCGGAGGGGTCTCCGTTCACATTCATGTTTATAACGGGTGAGAAACTAGCCCCCTGCGTGGACTGCTGATTCACCCTGTCGAGTGTTTCATCAAGCTTGGCCGAGGTCTGTGATGTAACGACTCGCTCACCTTTCTGCAGGAGCCACGTCCCGGTTTCAGGAACGCTGTCGATTCCATCGTGCGCCATACCTGCAAGGGCAGAAGTACCAACTGCAGCGACAAGCGGAGCAGTCACTGCCGCCGCCGTTGCCATAGCAGCAGGGGCAAGAGCGGGACCAACGATAGGAATTGCCGCAGTAGATGCATAAGCGGCGATCTGAGCCTGCAAGGATGATGCCTGTGCGTTTGCCAGCATTGATGCCGCTGCGCTTGCCTGAGTGGATTTACCTACCAGCAATTGCACTGCCTGATATACCAGCCATTGTGCCGCCATATCAGAAAGGGTTTTAATTATTGTTTCACCAAGGCCAGAGAAAATATTACTGAAGAAATCACCTAAATCTTCTGCACCGTGCACAAGATCATTAAGGTTGTCAGAAATAACTGAGGTTGCCCCACCAAGAATAGAGGTCATCGCATCTGCAGCTGTCTGATAATAATCAGCTGAATTATCTGCATAATCATTTAACGCATCCATTATTCCGCTTTGCCAGTCACCCATCTGAGCATCAGATTTTTTGTAGTAGTCCTCCTGAATATCAAGACGCTCATCAAGCGCCTGCTGTAGCGCTGCTGTTTCCTGGTCATAAAGAGATTTGCTGATATCGCCGCTTTGGTACTGTTTCTGCAGGTCGGCCTGCCTGTCGAGAAAGCTACGCTGGATATCAAGCAATTCCTTCATGCGCTGGCGGCTCTTGTCGCCCATATCTGCGCCGATAAAATCAGAATCATTTGCTGCCTGGTCATTCTGATTTTGCTTGCGCAAATTAGCGGTAAATTCGACAAGTTTCAGGTTTTCTTCGTTGGCTTTTTTGAGTGAGTTGAGACGGTCTATCTCAGTAGCAAGTTGCTCAAGTCGCTCTTTCTGAGCTGCATTAATTCCTGTTAATTTCCCAGAAGTGAAATCAAAACGCAGCTTCTCAAGCTCGGTTACCTGCTGATTCTTTTTGCCAGTTGTGTCAATTAGCGCTATCTGTCGCTGATAGCTCATTTCCAGAGACTTAAACGCTGATTCCAGTTTCTTGGCCCCGGCATCTGGAGACGATTTACCGTTTGTTTCTCCAGTACCTAAGGAATAGTCATTTCTGGATGAAGATGGTGCACCTATAGTGGCCTGGGCGAGAGGAAGATTATTACCGGCTTTCATGATGGAGAGTCGGCGTTCTAATTGCGCTATTTCAGCTTTTTTCCCTTCAACGTCCATACCAATTCGGTTAAAGCTGGCAAGGAATCCCTGATCTTCTACATCAGCTTTAAGATTGTTGAGGCGGCGCTCTATATCAGTTACAGTTGCGTTGTCACCTACAGCCTTACCGCCTTTGTACAAGTCAATTAGCTTCCCTGCTTCAGCACCAACTTTAACAAGCCATGTCGCGAGGTCAACAACACCACCAACCAGGTCTGTCAACCCCTGAATAACCTGAGGATCTTTGAATACATCCCCCATGTCAGTGATCGCGTTCTGTAATCCTGACAGGTCAACATTGGCCAGGCCGGTTGCAATCTCAATTTTTACGCCGTATACCTGCGTCTCCATGTCCTCAAACAAGGAGTTTACTTTCACCAACTTTTCGATATCAGCATCGTCAGGAGCAACGCCAAACTGTTTTGCCGCGTCCATGTACTGGCGAAGTTTTTCGCCTCCCTGATCGAGCAATGGGAGAAGCTTTGAAAGGTCGTTACCAAGACTTTCAAGGATTGTGGTCTTTTCAGCGTTTGTTTTAATCTTGCCGAGCGCATTGCTGATAGCCAGCAATTGCTTATCTGGTGATTCACCGGCTAATTTTTTAGCCGATAATCCAAGCGCATCTAGAGCATCAACCGCTTCACCCGATTTATTAAGTACAGCATCACCAATTTTATCGCCAATATCCTTGAAGATATCGGCCATCTGGTCGCCGGATACGCCAGCTTTTTCAGCTGCATACTGCCAGGCAAGCAAAGACTGCGTAGACATATTGAGCGACTTAGCCCAACGGTCTGTTTCGGTAATCTGCTTTGACGTTGTTTTTAGCAGGTTGTAACCGGCAACACCGACGCCGATAGCAGCCGCTCTTGCCGCGGTAGCAAAACCAGTAAATGCTACCGCAGCTGCTTTTGCATCAGCCTGAACCTGTTTTCGCCATTTTTGAGATGCTCGTTCTGCCTGGCTTAGACCAGATACAAATCCACCAACCTTAGCTACCAGGTCAATGGTCAACGTTCCGAGTGATTTACCAGCCATGCTATGTCCACTCCTGCATAGCCTGCTCCAGTGAAATGGAAGGCTCGTTAATGTGTGGTGTGAAGTCTGTTACTTTGAAGGAGGGGGAATCTTTTCCACGGTTGACGTTAGCCAGCACAGAAGAAATAAGGCCAGCGGCCCACTCGGTACGCATCATTCCGTTAAGGCTTCCGTACTTTTGACGGTAAAGAACCCAGTCGCGATACTCTGTAACACTAACGCGTTCTTTTGCTTCAGCAATGGTACGACCGCCTATCCCGTTGAGAACTAATTCACACCAGAATTCGTCTTCTGCGCTGAGTTCGCCTTTCCCAGGTCATTAACCTGCTGAATAGCGACAAGCAGAGCAACGGTAAGAGCACCATCAAGTGCGCCGCGCTCAGGGTCTGCTTCGCCAGTGATATCGGCGACAGTGAAAACAGGAGCGCCATTTTCATCACAGATTGATGCAGCGATACGCCCTGCAACACCATCAATCTTACCCACTGCTGAAAGAACATTTGATACCGCATCGTGATAGCCCATTGGCCTGATATAAACGGTAGCTGTGATCTCTTTATCTCCCTGCTTCCAGGTTATTTCCTTCTCAACAGGACGACCAGTGAACGCCCCTGCCTGTTTTAACGAATCCATATTCAGTTTCATTTCTTTCCTCTCAATTTGCGGGGTTTCCCCCGCTCATTAATGCCTGGTTATTAGCTCGTTGGTTGGGCCTTTGGAACCCAAACACCCTGCCCTGAACGCTGAATAGTTGCTGAGGTTTGTACGACCGTATTAGCCTGGAAGTCGAAAGGGAAATCAGAAACATAGCCCTGGAATACATACCAGGTACGCGTATCCGGCAGAGAAAGACCATCTACTGCATCTGGATCACCAGAAGTCGCTACCGTTGGTTCATCCGTTCCATCAGCCCATCCGATAGCGAAAGTCAGATCTGACTGATCACTTGATTCTGCCAGGTTGCTCAACATTACATGGCTGGCGTTTGCCGGGTCAGCGTTGAGAGCAACAGTAGCCTGACCAGGAGTTCGAAGCCCTTTTTTATATCGACGCGTATTGGTTTCACTCAAACAGGTATCTTCAATCTGATCTGCAGGACTACTACCTGGTGAGAACGAAGTAATACATTCAACTTCGCTGACCACACCGTTATTCAGAACGTACATCTGAGTGCCTTGAGTCACTACTGACATAATTATCTCCGGGTATAAAAAAACCGGCTCAAGGCCGGTTGTGGAAGGTTTGTTATCGATTGACTATCCAGTCAACGTCGAAAGAATATCGATACCTGAGCGTCTCAGGGTCTCGCGTCTGATTGCCCCAGCGAACAATGTTGGCTTTTACCTCAATCGCATTACGCATGGCTTTAGCGACCACAATGGCCTCATCAGGGGTATCGGCATAGATATCAACCTGAAGCGAATACATGTCCGCATCAGGTCGTTGGTTGAGAAAATTTTCAGGAGAACCGCTGACGTTCTGCCAGACGGCGTATGGATAAACAACGTTATCGTCCTGAATGCCGAAAGGATAAATTCTTACCGGATTACTTCCGAGTAAGGCAGTGACTTCAGGACTCGACGCGCAAACAGGAAAAATAGGAGCAATCATGCCGTCTCTCCTTTCTTCTGTGCTCGTTTTATGGCTCGGTCAATCCCCGCTTCGTAGTTAACAGAGAAGGTGTTGAAAACCTCAATCAGCCTGGAATTTGCAGCAGCACGAACCAGCGGTTTTGCTGCCATCTTTTCAGTGCCAAACTCAAGAAGACGCCAGTGAGGCGTGGGTGCATCTTTCGCAGTGCTTGGATGCTTTTTTAATACGGCTCCCTGAAGAATGCCTATCCTGAAGGCAAGATCACCGGTTTGTTTAAACATACGACCATTCCAGCGCAGCGCGGCGTTATCAGCGATGCTACGTGCGGTGTGAGGATCGTCGAGCTGCTCTGCGTTTCTCTTTATCTGAGTTACGATAACGTCTCCCGCCTTCCTCAGTGCGGAGCGCCCTGTTTTGCGCTTAGTTTCCGTGGTAATGGCTTCTAACTTACCAAGCAGTGAATCTACACCTTCAAGCTTAAACTCAATGCTGTCAGCCATCTTTAACCCCCTCAGAACATGGAAGTGTCAGGTATTCAAGTCCGCTTTTCGGGTCAGGTAAAATCCCTTCAACGCTGTATATTTTTCCACGGAAGAGGATGCGGTCTTTCTCCTGAATATCGTCTCGAAAACGAATGGTGATTCTGGCAGTAACTTTTACGTTAGCGGCTTGAGCTGTAATGAAGTCACGGACTGATGAAGAAACCACACTGGCATAAACATCTGCCATGTTGTTCCAGGTATATTCCATTGCCCCTGTGGTTGGTGACTGGACAGATGTTCGTCGCTGAATAGTGATGCGGTGACGCAGTTTAGCAAACTCCACGATTACCTCGGTTTACCATCAAGATAGGTCTGCGGTGGCAGCTCATCATCAATTTCATCAACGAGCGTTTTTGCAATCAGAGATATCAGTGTTTCATCCGCCTGAGCCAGACGGTTTATCGCTTCTGCCTGTTTCAGTTGAGACGTTGCCAGCGCTTTCAGTGCCGCCGTTAGTTCGTTTACCTGCTGATCGTTCATAGGCAATCCTCGTCCACTTTTTAATCCACTCGCGCCGTCTGGCGCATCCTGCGCATGCCATACCAACCCCTTAAATAATTGTCGGCTTACGGAGGTCGTAAATCAGCATTGATACAGAAAAAGGAAGCTCTCCCTGTTTCAACTTTTCTTCTTCTTCGCCGCCGCGATTACGGTCCAGATAGCCAAGCAGAACCAACAGAGCAGTCTGAACGCGAGTAAGCGGCTCACCATCAATAAGATTTCCTGATTCATCCACGACAAACGCGCGACTTCCATGAATGTAGGAAAGTATTGCTGCGCTGCCGCCCTGAATTTTTAAGGTAAGGTCTGAATCTCCGTAATCGTCGTCAATACGGAGATGCAACTTAGCCTCTTCGAGCGTCACCAGTTCAATCATTGCTTATCCCTCAGGTCACGCCCCTTCTTGACAGCAAGCGTCCATCCTTTCGATCCTGTCTCACCAGGCTTGTCACAAGTTTTTTCGTTGCAATGCCACATACAACCACCCCATGTGACCGTATCGCCAGGTTGATATTCGGTACCAGATTTGAATACATCGCGATAGATAGTTACCGGGATGTCAAAGGACTTAACTTCAACAGTACCGCTTGCTCTTTCGAGAGAAATTGAGAAGGTCCGCTGGTTATCTTGTTTGATATCAACACCCGACACACCGTCAACAATACATTCCCAGCCCCGCATGCCGTGCGTCTTTTCATGGGCGCGCCAAAGTCCGCCTTTGTGAGTCGCATAGGTACCGCGTGGATAGTTTTTTTTCTCGTCAATGAATGGTTCAAGCTCTATTGCAAGAGCATCACGACCATCGGAACCTGGTTTAGGATCAGGAATCTTTGACAACAAATCCTGAGCGAGCTTTTCAACATCTACCGGTTCAGGAAGTAACGCCTTCACTACCTCTTCGACAAGGGGACGCAGATCATCAACCGTGACGCTTTTACCATCCTTGGGTACTGGAATTGATTCAAAAGCCTGCTTCACCGCGCTTTCGGTAGCATCGGCAATAATCTGGTTAAAGTCTGGTAGTTCTGGTGCCTTCGGTAATTCAATTTCACTTACAGCATCGGCAACCATTTTAGATACATCTGGTATTTCTACTGGTTGGAATTCTGGAATTGACTGTCGAACCTCTTCCAGTTGCTTCTCCAGATTACTGGCTGTTTTCTCCAGCGCTTGCTGAAAGTCATCTGCCATTTTTTTAATGGCTGCTCCAAACTCTTCACCAAGCGCTTTAATCAGGGATAATTCACGTTCATTCATTTTGTTAATAATCCTCTGAGCATTGTTTTCGCTGCGAAAAGTTCAGTCTCACTTAGCGCCTTTCCACTTTCATCAACAGGTGCAATCGCTGTCTGCGTCTGTTGCGTCCCTTTCGCGAATGGGTCTTCTGATGCGTCGCGCCTGGCCAGCGCTGCCAGGCTGAAGTTCTGCTGCTGAAGGAAGAGAGAATCACCACCTTCAACAGGAGGAAGGTTTTCACTTTTACGGGCTTCGTTTGGAGTAAGGATGGTATTTTTAACTCCATCACCCAGCGCTTTCATTCTGCGTTCACTGTCCATTCGTAACAGCGCGCCGATATCAAGCTCAACACGCTTTTTGGCATCCAGTTCGAAAGCTTCTTTCAGGAGTGACTCGATAGACTCAATCAGTACCTGAAGGCACTGCGAGTAATATTGTTGTTCAAGTGCTTCAACGTTATCAGAACTTGGTATTTCGCCAACTCCAGCCTTATATGCCGGGACATGGAAGGCAGAACAAACCATTTCTGCAGAGAGTTTCTGCTGCTCAACAGTCTGCGCATCTACCGCAGACATGGTGATCGCTTTGTATTCTGCGCCACCTGATAACAGTCCAGTCTTTCCTGCATTTTCCCCTGTGTAACCTGCATCCCATGCTTTTTTTATTTCTGTGGCTTTGTCAGCATCAACAGAGCCAGGAATAGTAATAACGCCACTTGGTTTGCCGCCATTTTTAAAGAAGAATGCCGAGCTTTCCTGAATGTGCTTCCCCTGCATTGCGGCGAGTCCGCAGGCGTAGATGGGAGAAATGCCAATAAGAGGATGAAATAGGCAATTAAAGCGATCGTGAATTATTTCGCGTGCAGGTACGGTTACTTGTGCCTGGAGACCACTAATCTGGTCAGGACTGATTTGGTAAAAGACAGAACCGTCATCAGCGACCAACGGGATGACTTTATCCGGATCAAGAATGCGAAGCTCTGTAATTTTCCCGGTATTATTTTTTACCTTCATCACGTAAGTATTACCGCGTGAAAGTTTAGAATTCATCCATGTTTCAAAGAACTGAATTGTGTTCTGAAACTGGTTAGGTTTACTGATTAGTGTGTCGAATTCAGTAGCCGAAACTTCTTTCCATATGCCGTTAGAATCTTTGGCCTGAATGGCTGGAGACATCTTTGAAATGTCACTGGCAATAAGGGTTATGCAGGAAAACACCGCATAATAGGAAAGTACGGTTTCATTCCTGATTTCCATGTTTCTTTGCCAGGCACCTGCGAAAGGTTCTCTGACAAAGGAAAATATCGGAGCCCAGCCGCGAGACGATGGTTGCTGTAGTGCTTTCTCTTTCCGTCTAAAAGGATTCCACATCAAAGAATTCCACATCAGCCATTCTCCGCGTTAACTTTTTTCTTTTTCGGCCCACCAGCTTTTTTACTAGTCACATATTCAGCTTTATGCAGCAGAACCAGCACCTTTGCGCACTGGTCATTCACAATTTTCTCATCACCTGGCAATGAGTCATGTGTACGCTGTAGGTATCTGATCTTTGCCATATGAAATGGCGGGGTTTCCCCCGCCCTCCTTCTTAGCTGGTAGCGCCATTGCTGTAATCAACGCCGGAGATAACAGCTACTGCTGCATCGCGACGGCGTTTCCAGTTAATCCAGCGCTCTGCACGAATGGCCACGCTGTTGGTCTGGAACATGGATACCAGTTCCACTGCCGTTGGTGTGGCGCTGTCATGGGTCGGAGCACTCTGCATTTCCAGAGAAGCTTCGCGAGACATATCAACGGCTACACCGCCATCATCAGCCAGGTACACATCCGGCGCGTTAACCAATACCAACTGATTGCCAACGTACTGGGAGACAATTACTGGCAGCCCCTGGAATGTACCGCCCAGCATGGTCATGTCCGGATACTCTTTCTGGCCCAATGCATTTTTACGCATGGACAGCGTAAGAGCCGTAGTGCTGGACATCAGCCAGACCGCGCCATTCGGCTGCAGGTTGTTGGTAATAAATTGACCAAATGCTGCTGCAGCATCGGTATCCGGATCGCCAGTAGACGTAATCGCAGTAATGCCGTTGGTAATAGATGCAGGTGAAACATCAGCCACTGCCGCTTTTGCCGGGTCGATGAAGTCGGTATCCAGTCGCGCAATCACTGCTTCAGCCAGGGCGTTACGCACCAGAGCATCGGCAGATGGATTTGAGAAACGGATCAGCTCTTCAGTCAGAACTGCGATAGACGCCACTTTGGAAAAACCGAAGGTGATGGTTGCAAAGTCAAACTTGGTCAGAGGCTTGGCTTTACCCTGACCAACCCAGTTAGCAGAACCACCGGAGGTCTGCGCCGGAATGCGCACATTGAACGGCACCTGACGCAGGGACGGGATGTTACCCTGGCCAAAACGTCCGATAATGGTCTGAGGACGCAGATACTCTACGAAATCCTGCGCGTAATCCTGATATTCAACCAGTGCACCAGCCCAGGCAGGGTCTGTGGTGGTACCAGCACTTACCGCAGCTTTCAGAACATGATGGAGTTTGGTGTCATCAGGATACTGGTTTTTCGCAATCTGCAGCGCTTCGGAGCGGCTACCGTTACCAGCTGCCAGAGACTTGGCAAAACGGGCAAATGCGATACCTTTTTCCAGCTTAGGCTCTACACGGATGATGGATGGCGCGTTATTCACCACTGTAACTTCACCAGATGCTGCTTTAGTTACTGGCTTGGCGGTTGATGCCATGCTGGTTTCCATATCACGCAGGCGTTTAAGGTGCTCGTCGACCGCTTTAATTTCAGTAGAGGTGTTGTCGTAGCTTTCTGTTTCTTCCGCATCCAGCGTGCGGCCTTCATCGGCGGCTTTGCTCATGATGTCGTTCAGTGAAGAGGCCAGCGCTGCACGCTTGTTTTCAAAACTTTTGATCTGTTCAGCGATATTCATCGTTGATTTTCCTTTTTGAGAAGATTTATTCGGTGCTGAAGCGCCAGCAGAATTTATGGTTTTAACTACCGGTTTCTCATTGCCGAGCGCGGCGAGTAACTGGCGGTCAAACGACTTAACGGTTTGAATCGAACACTCGGCATTCGCCGGGATCGTTACTGCAGAAACTTCAAGAAGCTCCCATTCAAGAAAATGGATGCCACCAGAGTCGAGATATGCGTATTTAATTGGCTTGAAGCCGATAGACAGGCCTTTCACAAGACCTGATTTGATTGATGCCCACGCTTCTTCAAGCCTGGCCACCAGCTGCGATGGCATGTCAGGTGTTGGCTTAACAAGTTGCGCCGTAATCTGAAGCCCCTCTTTCACTTTCTTTGCAGAACAGTTCCCAATAGGTTGGGTTCTGTCATGCTGCCAGAGGAAAGGGTTTTCACTACCGAACTTCGCACCGTCAGGGTCCATAATGTCGCCGTCACGGTCAGGTGATGGTGTGGAAGCAATCCCGGTGATTATCCGTTTGTCCTCATCCACCGCTTTCACCGTCATGATCGTACATGCGCGGTCAAGCTTCATTTACTGTCCTCCAGAAACGAAAAAACCCGCCGTGGCGGGTCATTAACTGACGTGTTATTTATATAAAAAATACCTGGTAATCTTTCTTCTTCGCTTCAGGATTAAGTGCCATTAGCGAAACGGCATTAAACAAGGCCATAAGGGGGTCAATTTTCCCCTTTCCACTAGCCTGTTTGGTGATAAGGATAGCGTTACCTTTAGGTTCTACCCTGGCATTGCCTACACACCAGGCCATTAATGGCTGTCCACCATGAATAAGCACACCCTCAGCAAGCTTGCGCTCTGTTGTCTTAATCGCACCACCAAGTCTCCATCCCTGGCTGACACCAACCACTGAATCTTCAGGTATTTCAGCTTCAACAAGAGCATCAAGGATCTGACCGACACCAGAAGGGTCAATGCCAATTTTATCCAGCAGTTCCGCATCATTAATACGGCTGACATATTCAGCGACTTCCTCCGTATCCTGTCCTACTCGTTTTACGATAGTCAGGTCACCGGCCTTAACGAAATCGTTGAACCTGGATTCTTCGCTTTTGCGGCGGCGCACAGCTATTTCATGCGCCCAGGCATGGCCCCATCCAATCCACTCTCGGGTTTCTTTGTCACGACCAATAACGTAAAGACCAAGAAGGTCATCAAGGCCACCACCATCTATCCCAACTGTAGCAACCTCAGCTCGCTGAAGGATATCGCTGAATGTTACCGCCCTAATTTGCGGTTCCCAGAAATCAACACCTGCCCATCGGTCACTTCGGAGGTTTAGACCAATTTCGATATTGAGATGTTTCGCAAGGAACTGCTGTAATGTTCCGTCTGTTTTGTTCTGGTTCTTCAGAAGCTGATCGGCAATCCATTCTTCACTTACAGAACGTCCAATATTTGGATTGGTGATGTAGAAATTTTTTGGTTCAAGGTAAGCCTTACTTTCCACCATAGAGTCAGGGAATTCATACAGGACGCCGAGTGTTTTAAGGTCATTAATCTTCCCATCTCGCACAGCTCGCCAGTAATCAAGGCGTTCTTTGAATACACCAGCAGGCGGTTCATCACTTTGCGTAGTCAGGAATATAACCCACCCTTCGTTGCGAGATACCTGACCACCAAGTGCTTCCATAAACATGGCTTCGGCATTAGATCTCTTGCCAAACAACCAAAGCTCATCAACCAGAATGCGCCCAGACTTTTTACCTGAAACAGTATCGGTGTCAGCTGCTACTACTTTTAGTGTATTTCTCGTTACTCGGTGTGTGATGGTGCGGATATGGTCCTGAATCTGGAACATATCAGATAGCTCATCATCGGCGCGTATCATCCCGGCAGCAGGTTTAAAACTGTTATCTGCAACCTCTTTTGTCGGCGCGAGAATCAGGTGCTCTTCATCTTCACGCCAGCACAGGATCAGCGCGGTCAGCATAATCCCTGCTGCGATGGTCGATTTTGTGTTCTTCTTCGAGATAAGCAGCCCATATTCGCGGATTAACTGCTTGCCAGTCTCTGCTTCATAGCCACCGAAGATGGCATTAACAAAGTCAAATACCCATTCCTCAGAGCACTCACCAAATGTTGGCTTTCCTGGTAAATCAGAGACGCGTAACTCTTTGAAGATGCCAAGTGCCTGTTCTGCCTGGTCTGGAAAAATTGGTGGTGGGATGATTGATTGCTTTGCAACCAGAAGAGATTCCCATTCAGGGCAAGCCGTGGTCCATTGAGCCATCGATTACCCCTTGTTATTAACAACAAGCTTCGGGGGTGCCATTGCCCCAAACTTGCTACCCGTAGCTGCGACCTTCGCGGCAGCATGTCTCGCATCCTTTTTACCACCTTCTCCTTTTTTGGGGTGAAGGTATGGGAGCATCGCTTTTGCAGCGTCTTTTCTGACATCCGTCTCTTCTGATACGTCGTTCATCACTGCTTTCAGGAACTCAAGCGGATCATCAAATTCCTTCACCGTTCTGTTAACAACTTTTGGCAGATCATCTGGTTCAGAAACAGCCTGCTCGGCAATGACTTCGGTACCACGTTTTTTATTGATAAACGCGATGATATCCGGGTCTTTTGCCAGCCTGGAACCCTGAGACCTCGCGGTTTTCTCGGAGTAACCGGCCTTTCGGGCTGCTTCAGCCTGGGATGAACCGGACATCAGCGCTTGTGCGAATTTGCGCTTTTGTCCTGTTAACACGTTAACACCCTCCAAAGGGGAAAATTTTCTGCGCGTGAGAGGGGGCGCGGTGTCCAGCGCGATCGGCGTTGACACCCACTGATACCCCCCGGTGTTTGGTCAGAGAATTACGATGCCAGATTGTGATTTATCTTTCGGCACAGAGTGCTTCAGAGCCTCACTGTCAGGCTGGTTCATTGATGCTTCGCGCGATGACTTACCTGAATGGCAATCAATGCACAGCGTCCAGAGGTTGCTCTCATCGTTGTCACCACCGAACTGTAGTGCTATGCGGTGATCAAGTTCACTGTCATGCAGGTCAACCACTCGCTGACACATGCAGCAGTGACCACCGTCGCGAACATAGATACGACGCTTAAGGCTTACCCTTGCGCTACCGCTTATGCGGCGATGCTCACCATAGACAGGCTTTATTCGTCGAGTGTCGATAGCTTTCAGGCGCGGTTGTAGTGTCTTTAACTTAGACATGTAACCTCCATGCTCTGCGGCGTTCTGTTCTTGGCTGATTGTCTCTGGCTGGTTCTACTGGCTGTCCATCAGCGTGGTCAACAAGTGAGTAGCATGGATAGACAACAGGGCCACCGTAAGCATCACCGACTGCATAGTCTGCTGCTTTGCTGTGGTTCCATTTATCCAGCACTCTCTTGATGTGTTGCTGAGGTACGCTGTAGCAGACGCCATGAATAAGACGCGGCAATGTTATGAAGTCAGCTCTGGCCTTATCAGCTGCTATTAGCTTTGATGCTATCTCCAGTTGATACTGTGGTGGACGGCCAGTGCCGAGATAAAATGAACACAGTGCATCAGGATATCGAGAAAGCCACACAGCAATCTTGTCGCGGAATCCAGCGACTGGCATAGCATCATCTTCAAGTACGACAACACGGCATGATTGGTTGGCAGCCCATTCAAGCGCTCGGCGATGATTCCAGTTGGCCCCATGCTCACCTTCATCCAGAAGAAGATGGGCTCCCAAATCGCTTGCCAGAAGAACTGCAGAGGCAAAGCGGTCATGGTGTCCGACCACTACGAACTTCACTTGTGTTTCCACCAAGCTAACTCCTTACCGAAACCGTCTGTTTTAAAGATGGTATGCACCAGAGGTCCGGTAACGATTCGATCACCGAATGACTTTGCAGCCATTCCGAAAGCGCCCATATCCACCTGCGTGGCGGGTGCAGTCTCCATCTTCCAGAATCGGTGGCTTTCAATCAGGTAGTGCTGACGAATGATACGGTGAGCAAACTCCATCACATCTGTTCTACTTCCACCTAACAGACCAGCATTCAACAGCGGTTCATTACGATGCTGCTCGATGAAGTCGCTATATGCTTTTCCATGGTGATTGGCCTTCATCCATTCATCGGAATACGTCTTATGCTCAGACCCAACATATATTTTACCCGGCTGCATTTCTGCCCAGGGCTCTCTAAGCATCTCGACATCGGTACCATCAGTGCACAAGACCAGATCAAATTCAGGATGTGAGCGCAGGTATTGATAGATGTGAAGCCAGCGAGCAAAGTAAGGGCTCATGATCAACTCGGGAACTTCGCACAACTCTACGCCATAAGGTAATACTTTCAGTTCATCCGCCAGGACAACCAGTACTGCACCAGATACTGAATCAGCCCACGACTGTAGAATGCCCGCATCATGTTTCATTCTACCTGTGCGCTGTGGATCTGGCTGACTTGTTAGTAATGTGGTCAAAACAAGATGTGGGTTACTTCGGTAAGAAGTGAAAGCGGTATATCCACTATCACGCCGCGCATTGAAAATACCAACGTTACGCTTCACTAAAGCTTCGCGATCTGGACGAGGGATGGAGCGTGAGCCCTCTTCGTGCTCATCCATTGAGTGAATAAGCTTTTCAGAGCCAACCACATCAGCGAAAGCCCATGTCGATAACCCGGCGTTGTGAATGCGAAGCGCCAGATCGGGATGCTCGTACATGCCACGACCGTATACCGGATCAAAGCCGCCAACCTTATCAATGGCACTGCGGTGGTAATACAGCATTACACCGCGCTGCCCGGTGTAAGCGATATGCTTATCATCCCTGTACAGGACAGTCATATCGTTAATCTTTCGTGGGCCAGCGAGGTCAAGAAACTGATAAGCCAGATGCGGCTCTGGAGATTCGATGTAAGGGAGATGCCAGTTATCAGCGATTGGCCACGCGTCATCATCCCACAGGAAGAGATGCTCACACCCTGCATCCATTAGCGCGGTCAGGCTGGCGTTCTTCGAAGCGACAATACCGCATGATTGGTCATGTCGAAACAGCTTCACGTTAGCCGGTACAACAGCGGCAGGATTTGAGCCATCGTCTATCACAACCACCAGCGCACCAGATGGAAGATGCTTCATATGCTGGTCAATGGCGCGCTTAAGAACTTCCTGACGATTATGGGTTGTGATTGCTATTCCTATGGATGAGCCAACATTCGTTGCTGGGACGTAATTAACACCATTAATAAGAACTTCCATGCTCTTACCCCTGAACTTGTTGCTTCAGATTGTCGAATTTTTCACGACCCATTGAGATAACGAGCTTACAAAGCAGAGAGATTAAAACGTAGGTAACAGCAGTGAAAACCCATCCACTATAAGCAAGCAGACATACAACAATAGTCAAATTAATCCAGTTGAGTGATTTCCTTAAGAAGCCTTGTTTTTTGAATGTTGCCTCTAAGCTACCTATCAGCTTTTCCCTTTTTTCAGGATCAGCATTCACTTCTAATTCTTTTTCAATTGCCCAAATACCGATGCATGAGATCAGGCCGACAAAAATAGCCAGTGCGATGATAATCCAATAAGCAGCTGCTGCTATGGCGGTGAGTGAGGTAACTCCTTCCCATACTGAGTAGGCCAACAATACAACAAGACCAACTGAAAATATTTCGGCCATAAGTTTTGTGATAAATTTCTTCATGTGCGTTTCCTTTTAGACGTGAGCCTGTCGCACGGCAATGCCGCCCGAGAGGTAAACGCAACCTAACGGCATCACCCAGGCTCACTACTGAAAGACTCTCTTTGATGTGCGCGTGCGAAGCGCAATAAAAAAAGCCACCAAATTTGTTATGGTGGCCTTACGTAGAAGTCGGTCTCAGAGATGCTTAGATATAATCTCAGAAATTTTATTTTTAAATAAATTAGCGCTTTCAGTTAATTTCGCTTGGATATCTAACAACTCAATTGCAACAGCGCTCTTTTCTTTTTTCTTCATTGCCGACTCAATGTAGGAATAAATCCCACGCTGGTAATATGTAACCATTTGGCTTTTATTTTCTATTAGCTCAGGAAAGTAGGAGATAATGATAGTGTCTAACCGGTTTAGGTTATCACCGGACTTATTATCTATTAATTGATTTTTTACACTATCAGATATTCCATGCTCATGCGTCATTACGACATCTAAAGTGGACGCGTTAACAACGCCCAAGAAAGCGTCCAGGAGGGAGGTAATCAACCCAATAGCCTCCTCCCCCTTCTCAATAAAAATTTGTCGATTGGCTTTCCATTTCTCGAAATCATACTGTTCGCTACGTTGAAGTTTTGCAGCACGAATATTTTGAGTGTTGTTAATAAAAGCAAATATAGCCGCAATAACTGCACCAGATAAAGCAGCACTAGCCGCTATAATGGCACTTGCATTATCATTAAACCATTCACCCATCGGTAAATCTCCCTAATAGTGTAGGGAGAGTAATGTAGCATTATCACAGGCACTCAGTGAATGCCTGCTGTAATGCCGCTAGTCGTCGAGTTGCAACACACCGTGCTCAAGTGACTCTGAGTAGGCGATCAGCCCTGTGTATTCAGGGATAACCTCGCCATCATCCGCTTCGAATTCCGGGATTGTGCCAGTGGTGATGGTGTATTGGGGCTGACCATCATCTTTCGCGAAGGCTGCCAGGTCTTCAATCTGCTTAGCTGTAAGAACTACTGTCATGCTCATACCTCAGTTGTTAAAAAGCCCCGCTATTGCGAGGCCGTAGTGATTTTATTTGGACAGTTGCGCTGAACAGACCGGTTATGCGTCAACACATCTTTCTTAGTCTGGCGATCCATTACCTCAATGTCGTGCTCGGTTAGGTAGATGATATTCACCCAGTCACAGGCCGTGTCCGTTACTTCAGGTTTTGCGGGTAAATTTTTCGCGCAACTCACGGTCAACATCGTCATCAGGAAGATGATTAACAGTCTGCTGTACATCCATGGCTCCTTTTGTTGTCTCCACCCGGCGTTCTGCAACGGCTTCAGTAGCTGCTGCTCGTTCTTCAGTGCGTTGCTGGTCCGCTTTTGTCTCAGCGATGTTAGTACCGCGTGATTTACCCAGACCAAAAGCACCTGCAATTGCAGCCAGCACAGCAACAGCCAGGCCGATAATCATTTCAAGTCCCATAGCGACCTCATACCAGTGCAGTTTTTGCTTTGGCGTAACGTGCACGGCGGTCGTTAATGCCGTTCTGTCCGCCATTAATGATCTGAGTGATGCGAACCAGATCGTCGGAGTAGCTCAGACATCCGCTGGTGGCGTAGAACCATGCAGCTGATCGTGCAGCGTTGATATCCTTTTCCAGCAATTCAGGGTTACTGACTAAATCCAGTTTTAATCCCGTTCCGCAGCGGCGGTAATTATCAAGACCGGTAATCTGAATCAGCCCACGGCCACGATATTTCCACCCATCACCTGATGCTTTATTACCGAGGCGATTGCTGTACACAAGATTTGCAATGGCTGGCTGATTGGCTACCTGCCCTTTTTCTTTGTCACGCCCAAGCATATATGCCTGATAGTTCGTGATACGGCGTCCAAAGGTGGTCAGCAGAGCGGCTGGGGTGTAGTTGAAGCTCTCCACCATCGCAGAGAATCCCGCTGATTCATGTCCTGACTGAGCAATAAACATTGCCTGGTCTTCAGGCTTAACAATGCCGAACTCTTTCATTGCCGCGTCAATGTGCGGAAACCAGCGCGAAGCTAACCCGGCGCTTACACCAGCCGCCTGTTGAAATTGTGATTGGTTCATTAATGCCTCAGCGTATCAACGAGACGCGCTACGTTCCCACGAGCCCATAAGACGGCAGCGCAAATAAGAAGGTTTACGATGACCACCATCCAGTGTGACTCCTGGTAGAGGCCAAACAAATATCGGAATGGAACGCTGGCATAAACCAGCACAACGAAGTACGCCAGCAATGATATAGCGGGGCGATGTCTTGCCCCTTCACGCTGGTAGAACATCAGGACAAGGACGATGACCGCACAAATACCTGCATTCACCATCGCTGACGGATCACTTGTTACCATTGCTTGCCCCTCCTCCACGGAATCGCGAAAGAATACTGAACAGGCTTCCCAAATCCTGACTGTTGAAAAATGTGAGCACTTTGATTGTCATCGCCGCCACTACAACAGCACCAAGTGCGTCTAATGGTCTGTCACTGTACCCGGTAGCCTGTGACAACTTTGAACCAACCAGGCCAGCAGCAAGAACGCCAACAATGAATGACGTCATGAAGTAAGCAATCAATCGTACTCGTGTGATATTTGCCGCTGTCGCTACATAAAATACTGCACCAGCGAATGCGCCAAATACCACGCCATAATCAATACCGGTTGCAAGACCAAATACGCTGGCTCCCATCAGGCCACCAGCCGCGACCGTAGTGCCAGAAACAGGATCGGACATTAAGCCCCCTCTTATTGCTGTGAGTCCTCTCAGAACGAGGGGAAAGTGAAAAAATGATGCATTTAGATATAATGAATTATTCTATCTAACGGAGTTACTGCCATGACGGGAAAAGAAACGATTCAAACGATCATTAGCGATATCAGAAAGGCTAGAGATGATGGCATTAAACAATTAGATATAAATGGCCTACTAAAATATCTCGAAGGATTTAAAGAAGATGAAGGTTTGAGCCATGACTTTCAGTTAGAAACTTTAAAAGCAAATCATCAAATTAACGTTGAAGCTTTTAAAGCTAATACTGTCGTAGAAATCGAAGCATTTAAGTCAGTAATTACAGTTGGTGCAAATGCAGCAAGAGCGATACTTATTATCAACGGTGGTGCTGCCATCGCCTTACTAGCTTTTTTAGGAAATATTTGGGAAAAAACATCAGAACCAACCGCTGTAGCAAACATCGCTTTAGCATTGCTCATTTTTTGCGGGGGTGTGCTTGCATCAGGTTTTTGCTCAGGATTTACCTATGTAGCTCAATTTTGCTTCGGCAAAAATCCATTAGATCATGATACCGCTTGGAAAAAATGGGGAAACGCAACAAATATCGCCGCTGTGCTATGTGGATTTGCATCACTGATATTGTTTGGTTGTGGAACGTATAAAGCATTCATTTCAATGGGAGCTCAATTCTTCCCAAGCTAGGCCATAAAAAAACCCGCTCTGTAGCGGGTTCTTAATGTTGGTTGCTCAGTTCGCTTTAACGTCCCGAGCTTAACACAATTTAAGCACTTTCCGCGCAACTATTCAAGTAGAATCTGTCGCTATTTGTGCCGAATGCGTCACACATTGGCTTGTATAGCATCGATTCTGCTACATTTAGCCAAACATCAATCCGGCTTTCACAGGTTCGCAAACACCATTCAGGATGCTTTTCATTTAGGTCTCTTGCCATCGCCTTTTTGCTCAGGCGCTTGATATAACGATCTTCAATAAGAGCGTATAACTTCTTATGCCCTGACTGCACAAGGACACCGCTGAGTACAGCGTTGATGGCCAGCGCTTCTTCATCGGTACAGAACGCCAGGCCGCTTTTATTATTCCCTTCCTGAATCTCTTTGAAGAACGCTTCCAGTTCAGGTTTGCTGATACCAGCTTTCTTCATCCGGCGTAGTGCTTCGTTAATTGCCGTTTTGGTGATTTTCCCGGATGCCAGAAGCTGGTTAAACATGTTCCCACCACTACCACCGCCGATATAAGACCAGCGGCCCCACATGCGCAACTTACCCTGTATCCAAATGCTTTCCAGAGTACGAAGACGAACCATTTCACCAGATTTACCAACTTCAGAAGGATTAATCATTTAGCGTTCTCCACTTACGCCAGCACGCCGATTGCCAGCGCACGATCTATAACCCGAAACACCAGGACCAGTTGGTCACCGTATTTCGATTCAAATGCCACAGGATCAGCATGCAACTCGTCGTGATGCTCTCTGCACAGAGGAATCACAAACAGGTCGTGTGCCTTTGTACCCATTCCACCCTGCCCGTGGCCAATCAGGTGATGGGGGTCGTCAGCCTGCTTGTTACAGCAGACGCACGGCTGGGCCTTAACCCATCTCGTGTATTTCTCATTCACCCAGCGGCGACGCTTGGGTTTAAGCATGAAGGATTCCGGCGTCTCCGGGTCTACCTTCATCGCCACTATCTTTTTCGCTTTCTCCTGTACCAGTTGTTGGGCGGGTAATGCCGGAACAATATCGCTTTCACGTGTTACCGACAGGTGAGTATCTTCCTTCAGACGAAGAGCTTTATGGGCTACGGCTTCAGGTATCTCGTCAGCCAGGTCGTTCCTGACCATCCACCAGCAAAACTCCGGCAGCGTCAGAATGTGGTTCTCACTGAAACCTAATTGTCCGTTTACAACCTTCAGTAGCCAGGATACCAGGTTTTCACGGGCTATGCCCGACAGACCTTCAGTGAACTGATCACGAATTTTTAAGTCACAGCCCCAGCACGTGCGGATTGAGCCAGGCGCATGCCGGGTGATGGTGTAGTTACGATCGTGCCACTCGCTGTGTGGGTACTGACATTCCAGTTTTCTTTCGAGCCAGGCATCAAGTGAATTCAGTCCACCAGCACGATGTATGACCTTCTGATTTTCGAAGACATCGCGCATTAACGGATCGTTCAGAAGCTCCTGAGCAGTCTCCGGCAGCATGCCAGACGGTAACTCAGCCATTGACTCTGCCTGTGGCTCTATAAGAACACGCCCACGTCTGAACAGATGCATCAGTTCACTGCCTGGGCGAAATATCACTACCCCGGTCATCGGTGCCACTTCAGGTGTCAGTAATGCCCTCACGCTACCTGCCCCTTAGCAATATGCTCTGCCCACAGGCCACCAATCCAGCGAACACCCTTGGCGGTGAAGCGGGACTGATTAAACGCGTAATTTGTCTGGTTTGTCGTTCCTGTCTTCACCTCGAAGCGCCCAGCCTCGATATGCTTGCTCTTTGGTGTGAGAACACGGTTAAGCCGGTACATGATGCCGTTCTCAATCAGGAACATCGCAAACTCCGGCTCTTTGGCGTTAAGCAGCTTGGCAACCTGCCGGAATGTCATTGAACCAGTCGCAGTCACATAACGATCGACGAACTCAGCTTTCGGCGCGGCTACTGCCAGTTCTTCACTCAGGCGCTGTTTCTGTTCTGCCAGATCAGCAGCAAGGCGCAGGGCCTCAGGAAGTGACCGGGGAACAATCATTCCGCCGTTTCTCTCCAGTTCCTGCCAGCGGTCAACAAGTCGGGCGGTAAACTCCGGCGATAATTGAGCAACGATTACATAGCTGTCTCGTTTGTTCACTTCGTAGTGATGGTATGTCTGCCCGTTCTGGGGATGGGTGTACTGCAATGCAGCATACCCACCAATCACACCGGAATTCATGAGGCGCTCTATCGTTACGCAGACATTGCTGTGCCGGGAATCAACCAGTTTCGCAATCTCACGGCTGGACATGGTAATCTGCTGCCCTACTGTCGCTGCATGATGGGTCGGACACGTTACTGTTATGCTCATTTGTTGCATGCTCTGTCTCCACTTATCAGGCGGCTGCACCCGCCAAGGTTTCAAATCGGCTGATCGTTATCTCTACCCTTCCAGGCTTTACTACCGGTCCCCACTCGATTGCCATCCGTTTAACCTGACTGTCGTCTTCCAAGACTCTGGCATTCGTCAGTGCGTCGAACAGCGCTTTGTTGTAGTTGTCCAGATCCCGCCGTCTGTTATCTGGCGGGAAAAGAACTATGTTTACCTCAACGTTGACGTTAACTGGTTTCGGTATGCCGCCAAACTGCTCAACAACAGAGGCATAAACGTTCTTCTTGAACTTCCTCCCCATCTCACTTATCAGATGCTTACCCTTTAACGCTCCACGGTCAGGGGCCCGATAATAGGTGTTAACCGTTGGCGGGAATGGCAACGTTAATTTCATTGCTGAACGCCTCTCGCTTCCAGCCATGACAAGGCGCGTTCTTTTGAATCACTATCACCGTTAATGAGTGACTTGATGATCGATATCGCGTCTGCCTCATCATTTCCTGAAATAACGGTGATCCCTCTGGAAACTCCAGGCGCTACTGAGATATATCCCTTCTTCGCTATGGCCTTCACATGCTCCGCTGCCGCGTTCGGTGATGAGCAACCAATCAGCCCTGCCAGTTCACATATCGTTGGAGGGAATCCGAACCGGCGCTGATAGTTCACGATCGAACCAAGTACTTCACTTTGTCTCACAGTAAGATTGTTCACTTCAGCGCTCCTTAATCCGCTTATTCAGAATCCCAACTTCGAGATACAAATGAGATGGTGTAAAGCCAAGCTGCTTAACCATCCCCATGGCACCGTTAAAAATTGGCCTGGCTATTTCGTCACAATTCATGCCAGGGTTAGCCTTGCGTTTAGCAGTTATTTCCTCGTTGCATCTTCTGGCGATGTTACGAAGCGCGTTACGTGCTTCAACGTCCTGCATAAGCCACCTCCAACAACGGAGCAGGTTTACCAACGTAACAAGGAAACATGATTACATCAGGGTTTTCTGCCTGATTTCCCCAGTGATGCCAGCCGGGAGCCGAACAGCGGCTGAACAACTCAATGCGTGATACATCGCCGTACAATTGCTCCAGACGGTAACGCGCTTCTGCTGGCTTCTGGCTGTGTTCGCTGAGTGGGCTGTAAATAACCTGTTTTACGCTCGCATTCTGACGCTCAAGACCTTTCCCTCTGGTGGCGATTAACAGATCCTCGGTATTGGCGCGGGTATAGTTACCACCGTTCATTCGGGTCTGAGCGTTCAACAGGTCGAGGAAGTCGTAAAAGTCCTCTACTCCACCAGCCTGAAGCGCTTTGTTGATGTGCTGCTCAGCCAGTGAGTTAAACTTCACCCAGGTGAATCCCTTCATGGTCCGAACCTTAAACCCCCATGCCTCAGCAAGTTCGATCGCCTCACGGGTATGTGTACCGGTGAACCACATGGCCAGAACGGAATCTTCCGCAGCAAGCTCCCAGACAGGCAGGCGTTTTATGTCGATGAGTTTCATCGTGCCGTAATGGTTTTCCGCTGCACCATTGCTGATGGTGTTTCCGTATTCCCACGGCGGATCAGCGTAAATCAGTGAATAGCCCATTAATGACCTCCCGAAAATCGGCCAGCCAGATAGCATCCGTCTTCGGAAATAACCGCTGGTTTAGCCAGGCCAAGGCATCGCTGACGTTCTGCCAGTATTGCTGCTCGCTCTGATTCAATGGCTGATACGTTGAAAGCCTCCATGTAAATCGTCGCAGCACGGTGAAAGAGACCTTTCGCCTCCAGGCCTTTCGCCGTTTCCATCAGGGCGCTGACTTCAGGAGTTGGTTCAAACACCTCGAAGTGGCAATCTGCTGGCGGTTCCGCGTAGTAACGGAATTGTCGCCCGTCGCGTTTACGCGTTGCCAGCCCAGAACCATGCAGGCGGCAAACGGCGAGTTGGAGCCTGTCCTGGCTGAACTGGGTCAGACCTTCAATGATGTCCCTGGTCGTGGAGCCGGGGTTCATGGCAATAAACATCTGGACCGTTTTCAGAATGCTCATCGTTACCCCCTGAACCCTGGTGGAATAGCGCTGTAATCAGTGTTCTTGAAGCTTGGTTTGAAGATGCCATCTTCGCGGGCCCACTCGCCATTCACTCGTTCTGGTCGGCCAGCTTTGTCCCAGTTATTTGCAGACTTGAGGTATCCCGGGAACTTGGACGGCTGGAAAAGCGTCTGTGGTCGCAGGTAATCAGACATCTTCAGGTCATCGCCCCACTTCGCGTTGCAGTAATCCACTACCAGCGACAACTCTTCAACGGTGAACCCTTCGCCGATTCGTGCTCGGATGTTTTGCATTGACGTGGTTGAAACCTGGTAGCGTGAGTTCGTGACCTGGTTCAGGTGAACCAAAACCTGTTTAGCCTGATCAGTAATCAACACATCTCGGTCTGGTTGCACCGCAACCGGACAAGAGTCTTTACCTGTAATCTCTGTAGTACTCTCTGTTGTATTCTCTGTAGGATCATCAGTGCATTTTGACCTGATGACATCGGTTCGTTTTGACCTGATGGAGCGTGTCACTTTGACTTCTTCCATCGTGTCATTTTGACCTGATGGAACAGTGCATTTTGACCTCTTCGATTCGGTCACTTTGACTTCATCTAAAAGCTCGCTTTCATAGTTGATCGTGTAGAAGTTTGTCATGTCGCGTTGGGACTTGTTCAGTTGCTCAATTTTGAGCACACCGAGTGTCTTCAGGCGGGTGAAGGTACGCTTCAGAGTTGACTCAGACCAGAACGGGAACTGCTCCAGCCACTGTTCTGTCGTGTTGTAAATCCAGCGAACACCATCACTTTCCATGCCTGATTTGGTTTCTTGCAGCCAGTAATTAATCTGCTGCAAAGCAATCGCCTCATTCAGGCCAATGCTGTATGCAAGGTCAGGATTTATTACTATTGGCCGGGATGTCATTAACAGGCTCATTCTGATCCTCTATTTCCCTGAATTTACGCTGAAACTGTTCGAGAGGACTGAAGCACTCATGCTCGTATCCGTCGCGCAGGTATATAACCCGTTGAGTTTCTGGCTCCCACCGGATAACCCTGACTGGGACGCCGTAGCTGTCTTTAAACAGTCTGTTGAGTGCTCGCATTCGACCTTCTCCGCCTGGCCGTTGAAATCACCTACAACCCAATCGGCAAACTGGTAGCAGACAGGCTCAAAGCATCCGGATACCATTACCCCATACACGAACTGCGCCGGACCTTTTCCACCCGGCATAGGTCGAGCAATAAGTTGCGACCTGCGGTACTGTGTTGTTACACTGTTCATGCGTTAGTTTCTCCACTGAATACGACACGCCACGACGCCAGGAGCTGCACACTCGCTGGCGTCACTTCTTTTGACGGCGGCTGAATAAGGCCACAATCGCGCGAATTTCTTCTTCACGTGCTGCCAGATGACGGCGGTGATGTTCCTGAATCTCTTCGGCTTCATGCTTTTCAATCACTCCATCCTCAAGCGCCTTCTGGATAATCTGATCAACCTGCCCTCTTGCAGCTGCTGTGCGCATTGCACGGCTAAACAAGTCAACACGGTCCAGATCTTCCAGGTTTGGTACGTCCACCAGCAGTGCGCCGCGACGCTTTGCAAAGTAGTCAGCAACGAATGACGTATTGGAAATGTCCTCCATCGCTTCCAACTCGGTGACTTCAAAGAACCGGCATCCGTTTTTCTCGTACAGGTTGTTGTTGAACTGGGTTTCTGACATACCTAACGCACCAGCCATAGCCTGACGGCCTCCGGGGTACGCCTTACACATTGCTTTCACTACTTCTTTCAGTGTTTGCTCTACCATCTTGTTTTTCCTTTGGTAGTTATGCTTTAGCCATAGAATTGGTAGGCTTTATGTAAAGCGCGGGGTTCACCTTCAATTTCTCATCAGTCAATGCCTGAATTTCAAAGGCGCGGCCTTTAGGAATAACGTCTCCCCAACCGGAAACGGATGCATGTGAAATGCCAAGAGCCTTTGCGACATTTCCGACGCTTCCAAAGTAAGAGATCACATCATCTTTTTTCATTTTTACCTCAAATGTAAGGATAAGGAACAACTTGATAGTAGGATATCTTACATTATGTGGTCAAGGATTCCTACATCATAAAATGGTAGGATTACCTACATGAAGATGAACGAACGCATTCGCGCTAGACGCAAAGAACTGAAGCTCACTCAGGCTGTACTGGCTAAGCTGGTCGGTGTGAATAGAGTAACTGTTACCGGATGGGAATCCGGAGACTATGAACCTGGTGGATCAAATCTCCAGGCGTTAGCTGCTGTTCTTAAATGTAATCCTCATTGGCTAATTTCAGGTAACGGTGATCCAGAAGCTGAAGTATCTGGTTTTAAACCAACTGAAATTTTCGGAATTAAAAAAATCCCCGTGCTTTCGTGGGTACAGGCTGGTGAGTGGACTGAAAGTGGACAATCCGTTACAGCTGATGACGTTAATGAATGGGTATACACGACGGCAAATCTTTGTGATGAGGGATTTGCTCTGAAAGTTCGTGGCGACTCAATGACTAATCCTAATGGAGCCCCTAGCATCCCTGAAGGCTCATTGGTTGTAGTAGACCCAGATTACGGAAGCACGTACGAAGTTAACGGTAAGATAGTTGTTGCTCAAATAATGGGTTCAACTGAAGCCACCTTGAAGAAATTTGTTATCGATGGTCCTATCAAGTATCTCGTACCTTTGAATCCAAACTATCGAGTGCTTGAAGTTAATGGTAACTGCAAAATCGTTGGTGTCGTTCGACAAGTTATTACAGACCTCTAACTCAACTAAGCCGACTTCTATGTCGGCTTATTTTTACACCTCCATGTAAGTTTTCCTACTTTTAATATTGACAGCAAAAGGTAAGTTATCCTACATTAATCGTGTCGGATGATTTGTTGTTCATTCATCTGATGAAGCCTCGGCATCCTGTAATGGCTGTCACTTCCCACACTTTGTGGCAGCCATATTTTTAGGGAGCATAAGGCGGTCCCGGTAAGCATCTCGCGGGGTTCTTACCGGGACTGGAAGAGTTACCACTTGGAGACGGTCCTTATAAATGTCCTGGACAGTGGCGCTGACGACGGAGCGATAACCGAAGGTTGCATGCCCAACTGAAGGCATTGACTACCAGGAAAGATTGGGAGCCTGAAAGAATCAAGAGGCAGCTCTTTCAGGGTGATCCTGCCTAGTTGGTGAAAAGTCATTATGCGGCTTCATTCCAGCCACGCTGGCTGTAAGGTCAGCACACAACGATGAGAGCATTGACGAGCAAGGCATAATGGCAGGTTCAATTCTTGCCACCGCTATATAGATGGCGGTGATGGGCAACGAAAAGGTCCGTTCAATTCGGACACCGGCAGTGCTCTCTTCGTTGTGGTGAATGGCGGGGCTGACCGTCAAACGGTTGAGAAAAGATAAGCAGGCGAAACGTTCTAAGCGAGCATACGGACTGATCGAACGCGGATGGAACGGGCGGTTACGATATTGAAACACCGAGCCACTGAGCTGGAGATCAGCACCAGCCACCACAAACCAAATCACGTAGCCAGCGTGGTACCAGGAAGTAAGAAAGCTGTGTGGAGTCTTGGCGGTACCAGTACCAACCTTTGAAGTCCTTGGTACCGCCCTTTTTACTCAACTGAAAGCGCGTTCTGTCCCTTGTCATTAAGTGCCAGTTCGTTAAATCCAAAACCAGCGGAACGCGCTTTCAATTGAGTGGAGAAACTAACCGGCGATTGCAGTCGCCCGTTTCACTAAGTGCCTCTTCATGGGGAATTTACTGAAACGAAACCCAAACTTTTATTCGCCTTTTGGCGAGGGATTCGTGCAACCAAAATTCAGCGCCGTGCAGGGCGCATATAACACGGAGAAACTAACCATGACGACCACACAGAACGTCACTGAGTTACAACCACGTATGACAAGAGAGCAACTGATCGATGCAGCCCGTAAAGCCGCCCCTCTCCTTCCGGTTGCTTACCGCGGGATCATGACCGAACTGGCAAACCGCCTTGATATCGTCAGCGTTGCACTGTGCGAGTCAATGGAACAACGTAAGTCGCTGGCTATTGAGAACACCGTATTACGCGATGACGTTATCTGCTGGGCAAAAGAATGCGATCGCATTGTTGAAAGACACACAAAAACACGCAGCAACATGCACCTTCTGGAAGCTAAGCGCGAACTGCGTGAGTTAACTCCGGTAACTAATATTGTCATGAATGAAGGGGCTAAGTGATGGCCATGGCGACGATCAGCGATGAAGGCGTGTTCACTTTGCAAGGCACAGCACTGGCTGAAGCCCTGTCGATAATCGACGAACATAAAACCATTGCTGAAGCTCGCGAAACCTATCGCCTTTCACAGCCAATCCCTACGACAGAGATTATCGGGAAAGTGCTGTATGTGAAGCTGGACGGCAAGGAAATAGGCTCGGCAATAATTTACCGCGGTAAGAACGTCACGCTCGACCTAGGTGACAGAAAAATAATCGCCAGCCAGTCAAAAGCAGTGGCCCACTTCGTTAAACAACACAAACTTCAGCAGGTACATACCAATGCAAACGATCAATAACCGTATGACAGAAACTCAAATTGCTGATCTCTTCAGCCTGGCGGTTCAGTTGCAGGTTAAAGCTGAAGAATCAGATGATCGTGATACTGCAATCTTGGCCTACTCAATTCAGAACGCATGCTCAAATTTAACGGAATCCCAGCGCGAGTTCCGTGCAGCCGACGCGACTATTCACAATCTGGAACTGAAGCTCACAGACATGGCAGTACAGCTTGCTAACGCCGAGAGCAAGTGCAGGGAGCTGGCGGCGGAGAATGCGACAATCAAAGTCATGAACGATTGCCTGTCTGAAGAATTGCGTGGTTATGAGTCTGATGGTTCTTTCGAAGGTCCGAAGATGCATTTGCTTTGGTGGAAAGCCGAAACCCCGGCAACCGACGCGTTCCTGGCTGAAGTGCGGGCGCAGGGAGTAGATGCCTTAGCGCAAACTCTCGAAGGGTTGGTTGCTGTTTCCGTAACTCGCTCTTACATCATGGAGTTCGCCGCCCAACTTCGCAAAGGAGCCGCGCTATGAGCACAGGAATTGAACTCATGCAGCATGCTCTGGGAATTAGTGAGCGAAACCGCACGCCATACCGTAATTATTTCCTGGCTGGCGAAGGGCATACGGATAACGAGAAGTGGGAAGAACTGGTATCTGATGGTTTCGCTACTTCCCGTCCCGCACCTGATTTCGTAGGCGGCGGAATGCTTTATCACGTCACAGAAAAAGGTGAAGCAACGGCAATTTCTGCACTGCCAGAGCCAAAGAAACGCACTCGATACGAAGAATATCTTGATGCTGATAGCTGCCAGCCGTTCAGTGAATGGTTGTTGGGATATCGACTGCCTGAAGTCGAATACAGCCGTGATGGAAAATGCCGAATGTTTCGCTGCTCATACGACGCGGCTTATGGCTATCCACGACGTGATGTTGAAGGCGAGTGGTGCGACACCAAAAAAGCAGCGAAGGCCAGCTACAAAGAAGCTCTGCGCAAATCGAAACAGGAGGCAGCCCAATGACAGCACTCAACAAACAGGCGCTGCGTAAGCTAGCAAAAGCATTATCCGGTAAGGAGTGGGTTGCCTTCGTTCACAAGGCGTCTGGTACTTACGCCATAGGTTCGTTAGGTCATGAACGTGGCGAAGACATTATCAAATGGCCTGGTTTCGATGGTCAGGACAATGCAGAAAGCAAAGCAAAATTCATCGCCGCTGCCAGCCCCGCCACCGTTCTGGCGCTGCTGGATGAGCTGGAAGCCGCGCAGCATGAAAAAGATGAATTACAGCAGGGATTCATTGCAAATCAGGAGGAGGCCCACGAAGCAATAAAATACGCAACCGAGCTGAAGGAGCAGCTTGCCCGCGCTTGTGCTGGTCGAGAAGAGGCGTTTAGGGAGATAGATGAAATGCAGAAGTCTTTAGACCACACCCATAGATGGCGCTCCATCTGGAGGCGGAGAGCAGGAGAGGCTGAGGATAAGCTGGAAGCCGCAGAGAAGCGCATAGCAGAACACCGCAAGGTGCTAAATAGCCTGGCAGCTGTAGCCCGTCGCTACCTGCCTGATTATGACGAACATCCTGAAATTCAGGCCGCTGACGAATTACTTGAGACCGCCGCTGGCATTGGCGTGAAGGGGGAGTGAGATGGCACTGACGAAAAAACAACGCGCAGAGCTACGCATGAAGTTTGGCGGACGATGCGCTTATTGCGGATGCGAACTTGGCGATAAGTGGCATGCTGACCATGTGAAGCCAGTGTTGCGCCACATGAATGGAAGCGGAATGATTCATGCGGAGAACGACACTGAAGAGAATATGGTTCCGGCGTGTCATCCATGCAATCTGCACAAGCACTGCAATAGCCTGGAGGACTATCGGAGAATTATCGGCGATGGTCGTCGCGAGTTCCTTGTATCCGGGAAAGGAAAAGCGCTGGTTCGTATGGGATTGGTTGAAATGAAATCTGACCCAGTGGTGTTCTGGTTTGAAAAATATCAAGAAGGGGCTACGGCATGACAACTAACCACCCGGCGCACGGTCCTGTATCACTCGATCGCCTGCACCAGATACGCGAAATACTCAGCAAAGCAGCAGCACAAAGCGACGGCGGTAATATCGGCTACGCAATGGCTGATGCTGTGAAGGTTATTGATGGGGCTATTGCAGCGATGAATGCGAATCCTGTGGCGTGGCGATATCGCTATGTGCATACGCCAAAGACAGAAGAGCATGGTTCACCATTCCGTAGTGAATGGAAACTCTGTGATAGCGAGGATGAGTGTAACCCCTCAGATTGTTTTGAGCGTCAGCCGCTCTACACCGCACCGCCAGCGCCGGTAGTTGACGCTGATGATAATTTCTATTCATGGTTCGGGAGAGAATGGGAGCAATACTATCAACCTAATAATTACTCTTTATCTGCAAAGAAACACCTAGGGGCAATTGCTGAATCTGCATGGTTTGCATGTCGCTCCGCCATGCTTCAGGCTGGAAACTCTCCGGTGATTCCGGATGGTTTGGCTATGGTACCGAAGAAACTAACCGCCGAGAACGGCGCAAAGGGTGTGCTGTCCGGTGAGTTTTCAGAAACGAAATTTATAAACTGCCCAGAGTGTTTTGGTGATGATGAATGCGAAACATGCGACGGAAGCGGTCGAATTGAGATAACAGTGCCAGTCAGCTGGACGACCATCAAAGCTATTTGGGCTAAAGGTGTCGAGCATTTCGCAGCAGCACCGCAGCAGGAGGTGAAATCGTGAGTAAGCTAACTTTCGTCGTTGAGTTTGAGGATGGAAAAGAGCCAGCAGTGAACGCCGGTATGACAATCTTTGGTGGAAAGCTCTCGGCTGTCTCATGGAGCAATGCGCTGGAAGAAAAAGTATTCTCCGTGCATGAATGCCTTCCATCACCCAATAACACGGTTCTGCTTTTCGATTCAACCGGTGAAGGATGGCTGATTGGTTGGCGCTCAATGTGGATGACCTTCGGGCAGAAAGAGACTGGAAGTTGGCAATGGACTTTCCAGAACGGTGATATCGATATCGACGATGTTGTTATCACTCACTGGGCGCCACTGCCAGCAGCACCACAGCAGGAGGGGAAGTGATGCCGCCAGTTAAAGTGGTTGTTATTACCGTGGTGATGCTAGCGATCTGCCAGTTAGTTTCTATGACGGGATATGGCATATGGTGAGCAAGCTAAAACAGCGTCGCATACGCCGACTGAAAGCCGATGTAGCATGGTGGAAATCTGAAGCTGAGTACTGTAAGGCGCGAGTGTTCGAACAGGCAAACGAAATTGCTGAACTAAGAAGCATGGTGATTCGTGTACCAATGCCGGTAATGGTGCCAGTAGAGATACTTCATCAGCTAAATGGGAAGGGATCGAAAGAATATCCATTATGTCGCAATTGCAACGATGGAACCCGTCACGGGTGTTCATCGTGTGCTTACAGAATGAAGTAACCGGGTGCAGCCGGTTTAAGTGGAGAACTATCTATGAGCGGACAAATCCAACGTTTTCTTACTCCAGATGACCTCTATCAATTAACTGGTTATCGTCGCCCTTCCCTACAGTGTAAAGCTCTGAGGGATAGTGGGGTATTTTTTATCCCACGCAAGGACGGAAGGCCAGGAACAACATGGGATCATGTATCAAACCCTGTTGGACTTAAGTTAATAGTGAGCAATCCAGAGGAAGAAGAACCAAACTTTAAGGATATGTAATGTCTAGAGCTCGCAAAAACCCTGAGGATAACTGGATGCCTCCTCGCGTTCGACGGGGAAAATCTGCTTATGAGTTTCGTACAACAGATGGTCGTACCGTCAGGTTGTGCAATCCTGATCTAACAAAATCGCAGGTATGGGCAGCTTACGAAAACTTCATAAACGATTTAAAGGTTGGTACAAACTTCAACGCACTTTGTGAAGAATTCTTTAATTCCGGTGATTTCCACGAGTTAGCAACTGAAACACGTAAAGACTACAGAAAATACGGTTCAAAGGTAAATGTTGTCTTCGGGAAAATGAAGCCTGATAACATCAAGCCAGAGCACATCAGAAAATATATGGATAAACGAGGTGTTAAGAGCAGGGTTCAGGCAAACCGCGAGAAAGCATTTATGTCCAGGGTGTTTCGGTGGGCATACGAACGAGGAAAAGTGAAGATGAATCCTTGCCATGGCGTGAAGCAATTTAAAGAACAGGCTCGGACCCGTTATATTAGCGACAGGGAATATGATGCACTTTATAGCGTTGCTTCTATTCCCGTAAAAGTTGCAATGGAGTTGGCATATCTATGTTGCGCCCGCCAGGGAGACATTCTTGACCTCAAAAAGAGTCAAATATTGAGCGAAGGAATTTTAATTCAGCAGAGTAAAACCGCAGTTAGCCAGATCAAGGCCTGGACAAAACGTCTGGAGTATGCCGTTATTCTTGCTGACAGCATTCCTCTCAACAGCGGGATGGTGAGTATTTTTGTCATCCACCAGCCATCAGGTCTGCGATACACACGCGATGCTTTTAATGCGCAATGGATGAAGACTAAAAAACTTGCTGCTGAAAAATATCCAGACCTCGATTTCCAGTTCACTTTCCATGATCTAAAAGCCAAAGGAATTTCTGATCTTGAAGGTACGCTAAGTGAGAAGCAGGAAATTTCAGGTCATAAAAACGCCTCACAAACGGCGAGATATAATCGAAGAATTTCAGTTGTTCCGGTCGTCGGGGGGCAGTAA